CTATGGCATCTTTGTAAAAATAAGGTCTGTTAATCAAAGCACGAAGTTGTTGTCTGTTCATACGATGTCTTTGTATGACGTACTCACAATCATCTATGCTTGTTGCTGATGGATCAGGATGAAAATCCCACAATGATACATATTCAACTCGTGGCACTAACTTTTCATACGGCTCATAATTTTTATCTCCGTTGTTATCTTTTTGCCACTTGTGAACACGTTTGTAAGAATTAAATGGACCTTTAACTATACCTGTGCCTAACATACAAGATTCAAAAATAGCGTTACGCAAAACAGTAACAGCGTCTGTATCTGTTAATTGATCATGTATCAATTTTTCTAGATTAAGAGCTGCTTTTTGTGCAGGACTTATTTGTGGTTCACCACCTATTGAAGGTCCGGGGGATAAGTTAGCATTAGCATATCTGCCTTCTAAACCACCCAAGAAGTCTAATCCTTGTGTTGCTTGAGTAGCACCGGGGGGTAGTTCTCTTCCATCGCCTTCAAATCCGTATGGATCTTGTTTGACTATTTCATCAAGAGGTGTTGTTTGATGAGCAAACTCTGATATACCCTCTGGTATAGGAGTAGGCTCAACGACAATCGGAAACTTTTTGTTACTAAAAAGTATATCGATTATCTGTCCGTATGCAGCAAGAACTTTTGTTTTGGTTATTTTAATAAATACTTTTGATCTTTCAGAGTCACGATATTGTGTAGTAGAGTCGTAGATACCTCTATAGTTTTTAAAAGCCTGTAACCAACGTAGTTCATAACTGCGTCTGCCATTTTCTGAATCTTCAAACTTGCGTTTAATATAACCTGCAAGTCCGGGCATCTGCTCTTCTGGACTTTGTACAGGAACTTCAGTATCATCGGCAGGTTGAAGAAAGTTTTCATCAGCCATGATTTACCTATGTGTTATTAGTAGTCTCTTTGTTCAGCCATTGCAAATAAAGAAGCTTCAACTGTAGGTTTAGTCTGCTTCTTTGGCATGTCTACTTGTAAAGCATCTTGATTTACTTCCATTGTAAACTCAAGACCTTCTCTGTATAGGTTGTTAGAACCTTGAGCATCATCAACTGATACTTTGTCTGAACCCATAATGTAGGCTGCACCTTGATTCATGTTTTGCATTTTAGTTTACTCCCATAAAGTTTTGTTGTCTTTGTGTCTCATCAGCTAAATCTGATTTAGACGGTGGGGTAACGAACCCCGGAGATACATCAGGTGTTCTACCAAATGTACCCATCTTGTTACCTATATTGGTATCCTGTTCGATTATGTTAAGAGCTTGTGGTCTAGGTGCTTCATCAGTTTGTATGTTCGCATCTGCCTGAACAACATTTTGCATATTTTGCAAAAATCTTGCCTGCTCTGTGTCTCTAACAATGTCTGAACCTTCACCTGCAGGACTTGATTGTAAAGCAGCAGTAATTCCAAATGCAGGACCTGTTCCAATTCCTCTTTCAAGTAATAACTCACTTGCAATCGCAGTTCCTGTCTCAAGAGGTTTGTCTATAAACTGTCGTGCTAGTTCAACCCCAATACCACCTACTATTGCTTTTTTGATAGGCTTACCTAAATTATTTGTGATCCAATCTAAAGCATTTTTACCTTTATTTGCTAATTCAGCTAAATCGCTTGCTTTCTTTTCGGCTCTTACTAGTTTTTTTACATCTGCTGCTTCTTGTCTTGCTTCTTCACCTGCTCTAGCAGTTTTTGCAAATTCTATGTCAGCTTGATCTTTTGCTGTTTGTAATTTGGTTGTTACAGTATCTTGATAAAGTTTTGAATTACCTTCGTTAACTTGACTCAGTGTGGATGTTATAACTTTATCACCATCTTCAAAAGTTAAATTAGGGTATATTTCTTGAAAATCTTCTACTCTATCAGGAGGAAATCTTTCTACAACATTGTTAAGAACTTTATAAAGTTTAACTTGATTAGATGCTTTAACGCCTATGTCAGACAAGTATTGAGCATGATTGGATGTTCCAGAAAATGCTACGTGAGGACTTGACGATTTAACAAATAACTCTTCTATTGCACGAGCTTTTGCACCTGTTGAAACGTACTGCCCTATTGTTGTTTTATTTGCACGTAAAGTTGCTGCAAGTCTAGTTTCATCTGTTTCTTTATAATCTAACGTTGTTAAATGAGTTTCATTTAACTTACGTGTATCTTCTAAAGTAAAAACACCTTTTGATACTTTGCCTGCAGTGGTATACTCTGTAGGTATGTTTGCTTTTTTAAGAGCTGCATTTATTATCGTTTCATTGTTTTTAGGAAAAAGTAAACCTGTTTTACCTGTAGGATCACCAACCTCTTTTAAAATAATATCTCTTATTATCTTAGGAAAGTATCCTGCTTTTTCTGATACTTTTCCTCTGTCTTTTATCATAAGACCAGTTACAATACCATTTTTAAAATTTATGTTTTGTATTTCTAAAGTTTTAAAATCAGAAGGTCTGTATCCACCGATTACGTGCATAGCAAGTTGAACTCCTGCTAAACGCTCAGCTTTGTCTTTACTATTTAATAATCCTGTTACTGTTTCTTTTAATTTAGCATACGTGTCAAACGGATATGGACTCGGTATTTTTCTAACAGGATCTGTTGGTAATTTTTCTTTTGAAGCCGCTGTGCCAATAACACTGGATATTAAAGATCGTACTGGATTTCTTGTTCCTGCTGCTTGATATCCTGATTCTTCAAACAATCCTTTTAATGCTTTTATGGTTGTATTAGCACCTCCTGATCCTGCTTCTTTTTCAAAGAACCTACCAAACTTTTCTTTTATATCTGCGTTATCATTTATTTCTCTTATAGAAGTATCTAAAAGATCTGCTTTTTTGAGTGTTTCTAAAACTGTTGCAGTATCTTTTCTTCCAACTTGATTGGCAACAAGATCTTTTAAAGGAGTAGTTGCAACTTTGTCGGATCTCACACCCTCTTTACTTGCAAGTAATTTTTCAAGTTGTTCGTTAAATGTTACTGCCATTTATTTAATACCCAAATGTTTGGTCTTGCATTTGATAGACCTGATTCTTGATACCACCAAGCGTTTTATGAATCGACACATATCCTGTCATCCTTGTCATTAACATATATCGCAAAGCATCATATGCGTGATCCTCTGCCTTTGTGTCCACATCTTCTGCATTTGTTTTGCTAAGAGGTATGCCTGATAGCTGTTTGATAAGATTGACACAGTTCGGAAATATTCGTAATCTAGGTTCGTCCGTTCTTGGATCATCTGCAAGCCTACGATGTACTTCCATTTTACCTTGCAGTCTGTTTCTGTCTGATGGCATCCAACGCACACCACATCTCATCATCGTTTCTGCTATTGATGGGCCGAACCCTGTCTTGTTCCAACATGATGAGTCAAGCACTGTATAGTGTGGTGTCGGATCTTCTTGTTCTACTTGTAGTATTCTATCTGCCAGTTGCTCTGCTGTCAACTGTTTTACGTACAGTTCACGATAAACCCATATATTGTTATCCCAGTCAATAGCACCCCACAGGACACAAGAAGGACTCGCATACCCATAGTCAGCGGCACGTATTCTGGGGAAATTCGGTGGAAGCTCGAAACTCGGTGTAACATGTTTACTCCTACTAAATTCAGGGAAGGCTGCACCTT